CGCAGTTCAACAGCATGGGGTCGGCGTCCAAAGCGTCGGCCTGAGCGTGAATATAACTCTTGGCTTGGTCGAGCATGCCGGTGATGCGGCTTTTGTTGCCCGAGGCGATGGCCCATTTGACGCGAGCTGTGCGGGCCTTGGATGCGGGCATGTCCGCGGCCGAGGTGAGCATCTTGGCCGAGACATCGTGCGCCATCTTTTGTGCAATGACGCTCTCGGTATCGGGCGCGTAACGCTTGCCGTCCCAGACGTGCCAGCCGATGCCGAGAACATAGCGAAGGTCGCGCCCGTGCTGGTCGATAAGAGCAAAGGCGTTGCCGATGTCGTTCTGAACGAAGGAACCGCACGGCGGGGTAATATCGGGTTCCGGCTCGTCGGCCAAAGGCGCGGCTTTTGGGCCAGCTGTTGTTCGTAATTCGATGACGGTAGCGGATCGCGGCGCCGTCCGTAGTGGAGCGATGAATTTAGCGCGGGCCGAAGCGATCATGCGCCGAATCGTCGCTTCCTCACGCCGCCAATTCCAGTTCAGCGCATGAGTGCCGGCGGCTCGATAGGTTGCGTCGAGTAGGAGGGTAACGATCTCGTCGTCCTGCGCACCGCCAGAAACCAAGGAGGCGGAGACTGAGAGTTGCGTTGCGTGAATACCGCTGTCGCCGGAACCAAGGTAGGACATTGCCGCCAGTCGGGCGTTGATGTCGGTCGGCGGGCGATAAGTGAATGCCCGAGCTGCGACTAGGAAGGGGTTGTCGTCAGCGATTTCCGCTTTTTCCTTGGCTGGCTCGATCAATAGAGGCCGTTGAGTGTCAAGCATTTCGACGATATCGGAGAACTCGCATCGCCCCCATGTGGAGCATTCCAGCACGATGCAGGGCCGCAGATCGCCCAGTTTGGTATTGTGTGATCCGGGTAAGCGCATGATGGCGGCACATTGGCAAACAAGCGGATCACCGGCCAATATGCCGCGCAATTGTTTCAAAACCGAGATGACTTCAAAATCGGTTTCCATCCAATTCGGCTCGTCGATGCCGATCTGGATTGCTTCGTTCAGCATCCAGTAGGCGTGGATGCCGCCCCCTGAATCGATGATGATGCCGGGAGGAATTGGAAGCGAGAGAAGCGCGCCAACCGCTTCTTCTTTGGTGACTTCGATTTTATAGCAGTCGATATCAACCCAAAGAGCGGGCAATTCGATGCAGTTGGTGCGATGCCCATCGGCAACCCCGGATTTACGGGTAGCGACGGCAAAATAGACCGCGCGTTCTAGTTGATCGAATTTCCGGCAATGGATTTCGATAACTTGAGCTTCGCGAGTATAGATAACTTTTGGCGGATTTCGAGGATCGCCTTGCTGATTCGGCAGCGCCCGAATCTCAACCTGATGTGTGGTGGTGGGGCCGAAGAACGCGGCTAGGAAATCTGATGCGGCTGAATAGTCATGGTCTCTCACGCGGCGCGCTCCCTGGTGGCGCGGACGCGAGGGGCCTGCGGAGCTATTCCCCCTTATGCGCCGCGCTTAGGTGGATGCGGTCGAGGGATCAGCTCAACCGGCTCCGCAGGCTTTCTCTAGTGTAGGCTAGAACCTTGGCGCACGACTAGAAGGGGATCTCGTCGTCGAGGTCGTCGGCGGCGCTGCCGCGCCCTGCGTAGGGTTTGCGGCACGCTGACGCCCCTGTGGTGCGGGTTGTGGTGGCGCGATCTGCTCGACCGGCTGCTCGCCCTCCGTCTCGATCGCATCGGCATTGGTCCACCCGACGACGGTAAGGACCGGCGTATGAATGAGCCCGTAAAGCGTATTCGAGTGCATGTAGGAATCGCCCCCGAGTTCGACAATCGGCACCATGCCGGGGCGCTGGCGGTACTCTTGGCCGTAGACCTTGAGCAACTGCCCGATCGCGTTGCGCCCGCCCTTGGACGAGGCCGAATAGAGGTAGACTTCTCCTTCGGGCGAGACGAGCTGCAACTGCTCAGTCTCGACCCACGGATCGCGAGGATTATCGTCGTTGTCCCGTTCCCACATCGCCGGGTCGAGGTCGCCGAGCGTGTTGCGTAGCGGCTTGTGAACCCCGGCCAAAAGCGGCTCCATCATGTCGTCCGTCACCTTGCCGCCGAACCAGCGCCGCCAGCCGATCATCAACCCTTCGACGTTGGCCGCAAGTCGGGTGCCGTGGGACAGTTTGAGCTTGTCCTGGCCGAACAGCCAAACCCCCTTGTCGAACGAGAGAAACTGCCCCGCCGACTGCGAGATTTTCTCCCCGTAAGAGGTGAACGGGTCGTGTCCCGTGGTGGCAGGCAAGCCGCCGCCGTTCTGTACCGTCATGTTTCCGTTTCCATTCATTTTCCTGTTTCCTTTTCCGCTTCATGTTGGCCGGAGGGTGCCGACCTCACTTGATAGTCAGGCGGTCGCCTGGCTCACCAACCTTGCGGAATTCGGCAAGGTCTATCCCTGCCGCTTCCATAGCCTTTTGATCCAGCGTTTCGCGCCCCTTGACCTGCGACCATGAGATTTCCCACCCGTCGCCATTGACGCGCCGAATGTGGTTCTCTCGCAGGAATTCCTTGATCGTCTCCCGCGCCCCACCTTGCTCGGCGACGAGCGCCTTGATCTGTTCGTCCAGGCCGCGCTCGCGGTCGCGTAGCGCGTGAAGCTCTGCCAGCGCGTTATCGCCGAGCGCCGGGCCTTCCGCCTTGGGAATGCCGGCGACGACGACCTTGGCGCAATGCGAGGCCCACGGGCAATAGGCGCACTCGGCCCCGCCCGAGAACTTGCCTTCGGGCCGCATTTCCAACGGGTCGGTCGCGGCCATGATGTCGCGTGAGCGTTGTTGCGCGGCGGCGTAGACGACGGGATCGAAAGCGACGGGGAATTCCGTTATCTCGTCGAGGAACGAGGCATCGACATAAGCGATGAGGCCGAAATCGGGCTTGAATTTGGTGTGCGCGCGCAACAGGCCCAGCTGTACCTGCACCTGGAATGTGTGATGCGAGCGGGCCACTCCTCGAAGGTCGGCGCGCGGGTCGAGACTCTTGAATTCAACCGCGAGGCACCCGGATGGGCCGATGTCCGGTATGTCGAGCCAAGCGAGACAATCGCGTTCGAGCCCGGCGATCACCCCGTCCGGGGTTGCCGAGATATAGCCGTCTACGATGGTGCGCTGTTCCTCGCCGAGCATGAAGGCGCGGGCACTCGGCGGCAGCGAGGCGCGCAGGCCGGGCACGACGTAATGATCCTCGATCAGATTGCCGCGCAGCCGCGCCCCGTAGCGGTCGGCATAGTCCGGGTCGTGCGGCACGTCGTTCTTGCCGAACCACGTCTTGCGGAGGCACGCGCCGATCTCCGATGCGCCGATGGTGTTGGCGCGGTCGTGCTCAAATGTCTTGTTTAGCGTGGCGGCATAGTCGTGCAGCAGGGATTTGATGGAAAACACGCGGCGCTCCTCCTCGCGGCGTAGCGGGAAGCGTGCGAGGCATATCCCGAAGCGCCGCGCCCGTGAACACTACCGACCGTCGCCGGCAGCGGCCTCGCACGCTTGCCCGTCACCATACCGCACCGTGCGGCATGTGCAAGCGGTTTTGAGAAAATGCCCGCTGTTACAATTTCTCGATTGACGGCACGCGCTCATCCCTTCGCCCTCCTCTTGCGCCCGAGATGGTCGCTCTCCGGCCAATCCCGAGGCTGCACGATCCCGCGCTCGATGCGCTCGGTCGCAGGCTTCGCTTCCCGGATGCAGGCTTGCAACGGCCACCAGGGGCCTGCAATGAGCGCCTTGAGATCGTCGAGGCTGTAGACCACCGCGACTGGGCACCCCGCCCTCTTGAGCAGCGGGATCGTTTCCCGTTGCGCCGGGGTTAGCCCTCCATCCTTTTTGTTCCGTTCCCCCGGCTCTTTCAGTTCGACAAAATAAATTCGTCCGTCCAGGATCAGCATGAGGTCGGGGACGCCGGCCTTGAGCCCGGTCGCCTTGAGCACACGTCCTCGCGCCTCACCTCCGCCGCCTGCCGGAAAACTGGTGAAAAACGCCGGCGGGGCAAGTGCCCACGACAAATACCCCGCGATCGTGCGCTGTAAGGCTTGTTCGAGACGGTTCACGGTTTGAGAAAGGCGTTACCGCGCTGCACCTGGCGCTTCGTTGTCGTCGTCGGTCGCCACTTCGCGGGCGGGCGCTTCAAAGGCTGGCTCAACTGAACTATTTTGCCGTCTGGCGTAAGCTGCATTATTCCAGTTGGACTCGCGAATATCGGTCCCGGCGGGCGCGGCTTGCGCGGAGGCTTGGGGGAATTCATTTGTTAATAGTCCTTAAGAGCTTTTCATGGCGCAGGCGCGTGAACGACGAGCAGCCTCTGCGTTACAACGTCGGCATAGTATTGTCCCGCGTTTATCGTTTACGGTGCCGTAAATAAACAAATCATGCCCCTCTGGGCATTTCCCCTCTTCCTTTCGCGACCGCATCACGATATGTTCTCCATCATGCGGGAAATTAATATAGGCATCCTCACCATAGCATTCGCGAGCAGCTTCATCATAAGCACGCGCCGCATCTTCTGCGGTATCAAAGCTACCTAACCAGCGACCCCGTGTCTTATATTTACTAGGTTCGATGCGTGCCCGAAATTTACCTCTTGCTTGATCCCACTCGACCCCTCGGAAACCAAACATATTCCCGTGAATTTTTGTGCTTTCATGCCGCATAGCTGTTAACACACTTAAACAGGATGCCAGATGGTCGCCGGGTCCACCCTGAGCGCCCGAGCTATCGCGAGCCGCGATCTCCCTAGAACTGGGATGCCTCGCTCGGCATGGCTGACGACCACTTGCGCAACGCCGGCCCTGCGCGAAAGCTGTTTGATGGTCAGGCGTTGAGCAAACCGGGCCTGCCGCAAGCGTGCTCCGTCTTCGTCCTCGGTCGGCTTTACCATTGTCACCGCCGCGCCGAACCGCGCATGTGGGTCGATATCTCTAGGCGGAGCCGGATGCGCTCCTCCTTTGATCGCCATCAGGTCGCGGACGAACTGACGCCCGATCGTGCGCCACGGCTCCGGCTTCGCGCTCCAGTCGATGACGGATTTCATGTTCGTTGACCTTCTTTAGCAGCGGCGCGGGCGAGAAGTGTTTCAGTCATGCGGACTATTTCTGCCTGCCTGACGCGCCGATCACGGAATCCATTGAGGG